ATCTTAAACTAAACGAATTTTATGCCCGCCTTGCAGAAAAATTCCAACTAACTAAATCTGAGGTAGAACATTTTTGTAAGAAATTCTTCTCGGACATCGGGGAAATGTAAAAGTTCTATCGGTGCTCCAATCCTTTATCTACTCGAAGATAGAGAAAGAAAGCTAAGAGAAAAAGAAGCATCTCTACATAAAAAAGAAGAATCTTTCTTAGATTTCTGTAAGCGCGTCAGCCCGCAATATAATTTCGACTATCCTTGGATCCAGTATATGGAGGCCCAGCAACAAGAGAATGATATCATCTTGTTTAGCGTCCCCCCTCAGCATGGTAAAACGACCACATTCACTATTCATAAAGCTGCCTACAGGATTATTAAGAATCCTATGTCCCGTGGAATCATCATCAGCTACAACCTGGACATCACTTCTCGGTTTCATAGGGAGATCCTAGCAATATTAGAAAAAGAGAATATTCCTCTTTATTCAAAATCCCAGAAAGAAATCGTCTTATCTAACCTGACAGGGTCTATTTCTTTCTGTGGGTTTTCTGGGGGTCTGACATCAAAACCAGCCGATTGGATTATCATTGATGACCCTATCCGAAATATCAATGATGCTTGCAGTGAGAACTATCAAGAAACTCTTTGGAATGGGTTTGCCACAGCTATTATCTCTCGCCTTCAAAAGAAATTTAAGTTGGAGATTACCCATACCAGGTGGCATGAGAATGATTTAATCGGTCAGATCATCACAAAAGTTGAAGAGTTAGGTGTTGACTTTAAATATAAATACATCAACTTACCGGCTATTTGTGAGTCAGAGGATGATCCTCTCGGTCGTCAAATTGGAGAAGTCCTTTGTCCTGAGAGGTTCGATCTTGAATCAATCAAGATGAAAATGCTTTTGGCCCAGGGAGACGGTTATGCTCTGTATCAGGGCTGCCCAGTGCCACCAGATGGAGCTCTGTTCAACGAAGAACTGATCGTCAAGCATAGCTTCCAGAATCTCTCAGAAGTGCCTCACGGGTCGATTTCATTTCTTAGCGTAGATTGCGCATTCAAGGAGACCAAGAACAGCGACTTTGTGGCTATCGGCGCCTACAAATACTGTATAAAATCAGGGAATCTATACAAAATAGATCAGGTTAACAGTCGATTAGATTTTTCAAACACCGTTCTCAAGGTTCGCGAACTCTTTAAAACTCACCGCTGCATGTTTTGTTTGGTTGAAGCAAAAGCAAATGGAGATGCGGTTATCAATGTCCTGAGTAAAGAATTTACGGGGTTTATTCCGATTGAGCCAGAAGGTGGAAAGGTAGCTCGAGCTTATGCAGCACAGCCATTCATAAAGACCGGTCATTTAAAAATATATAAAAGTATGGTACATTACCCCCAATTCATAAATCAATTAAAAAGTTTTCCTAGAGGTAGGAACGACGACATGGTGGATGAGACCACACAAGCGATCAACTATATTTTCAAAGAGTATGGGCTGAAAGATTTTTCTGCTTTGTCTCAGGGGTACCAATACTTATCTGGATATAAAATATGAGACATCTTGCAAGAATCAACTATGAAGAAAAATATAAAGAAGCAGAATGCAATTTAGAAAGGGAAAGGCAACTAAATCAACAACTACAATCTAAAAGATTCGACGCAATCTATCAAAATAGGATTACGGGATTAGGTACAGCACAAGATGTTTCTACAGCAGCTAGGATTAAGCCATTCGGAATTTACCCGTTTATGGAGCTTGAAGAGCTGTATGCAATGGACCCAACGATCAACAAAATCATAAATACTTTAACTCTAGGGGTATTTAAAAATGATTTTAAAATAGAGACAGAAGATAAAAAGTATCAAGACAAGTTTAAAAAGTTATGGGATAAACATAAGATAGAGGATAAAGTTCGAGACCTTTATACGTACGGCAATATATTTGGACAAGCTTTTTTATTCCCAGACCTTGATGACAACAAAGAATTAGACCAACCTCTGAGTTTTAAAAAGATCAGATCCTTAGAGTCTATTCAAATTCTCCCTCGATATATGATTGCCCCAGAAATACCAGAAAGAAATTTTCTCTTTGAGCCTACCCATTACCATTTGATCCAACAACCTATGATGGCTTATTCTGGAGAAAGTTTAAATTCCCCTCAAGGAATAGATAGATTTTCTCAGAGGGTTCAAGAATTATCTATGAGCCGAATTCATTATACTCGGCTTCCAACTATGTGGGGCAGCAAATTACCCCCTTATCTATACCGAATGAATTATCATTTTCATGATACCTACATCCGAAAAATAGAAAATGCTGTTAAAAATTATCATCTTGCCATTGATAACGTCAGTACATTAATTTCTAAAATTCCTTTCGCCATCAGTAAACATCCAAATCTTCAAAACATTCTTATGGTCCCAGAAATGAGAGCGGGATTTGCCGGTTCGATGGCTGAACGAGAAAGAATGAGGAGTACTCACAACGTCAGTGTGATGGATGTTCAAGAAGAATATGAACTAATCTCCCCTAGTCTTGCAGGATACTCAGAATTGATCAATCAGATAAAAGAACAATTGTGCCTAGAAATTAATATGCCGCATGACATTTTATTCGGTGAAGGGTCCCAAGGTAATACTTCTGGAAGAACTGAAAAGTCCAACTGGGAGACTTTCATACAAAGCGAGCAGAAATTTAAAGTCTACCCCATTATCGAATTTTTTATGAAGGTTTTTGAGTCTTTGTATGGGTTGAAGGCCCCAGAGTCTTATGAAATCACATTTGAGCATAGTGAAACACCGACACCCTTAGAAGATGCTCAAGCCCTACAGATTGCTACTTCTTCATTAGAGGGCCTTGCTAATCAGGGATTGGATGGGTCTCAATACATTCTGAATCGATGGTCAGATATTTCCCAAGAAGCAACCTTTCAAGAATTGGAAGAATCTAAGGAAGAAGAAAAAGAACAATTTGCTATGAAGGAAGAAGAATCCCCCCAAGTAGGAAAAAAAGATGGAGCTTTATTACAAATTATGGCTGAGAGAGCTTTTCAAATCATTTGATTCTGCTTTGATGAATGAAGCATTGAAAGCTCTTGAGACAAAATCTCAATTAAATGAGAAATTCTTATTTGAATTTTTAAACCGAGTAAACTACGACCCGATCACAAAAGTTTTTAATCAATCTCTATCTGAGACACAAAGGTATCTTGAAGAATTAATCAAAGAGACCAGCAAACCAAAAAGAGGGAAAAAGACACCTGTCAAGACAAAAGAAGATTATGAAAAAGAAAGAATGCTTGTAAAAACTAAGTATTCAGATTTTGATAGTAAGATTCAAGAGAGGAAAGGGGGATTTGAGACAGCTGAAAAAGAATTCATAAAATATAAGTATGCCGAAATATTTGAAACAAGAAAGTCTCAATTAAAGAATTTTCAAGACTCCTTTCTATTTAATAACCTTGAGAAAAAGAAAATATTTCAAGAAAAGTATAAACAGCCGAAATATAATTTTACAGAAACTCACTCAAGAACTGAGATCAATAATTTAAACAGAGACCTTAACAGTACCCTTGCGACTAACGTAGGAATTGAAAAATGCCGGTGGTCTACTTCCTTAGATGAGAGAGTCCGGGAAACGCATAAATTATTAGAAGGTAAGATTTTTAGATATGATGATCTGCCAAAAGAATACAATGACTACAATTGTCGTTGTGTATTGATACCTATCATAGAAATATCTGAGGAAGACAACAAATGAATTATAGATATGATTCTGTAAAAATTGAGGACTTTAAGTTTACTCCTACTGGGTTTTTAAATATCTCAGGGATAGTAACTCGAACTGGAGTTTTTAAATATGCAGAAGGTAATGAGTTAAGGGTTGAAGAAGAAGTTTTTAAACAAGACTCCTTAGATACACTATTTGGGATTCCTGTAACATGGGAACACCCGTCTGGTGAGACTATGGTGACAATGGACAACTCAAATCGATTTCAAAAAGGAATAGTTGCTTCTGAGCCAACTAGAGTAGTTGGAAAATCAATACATTCTTTGATGAAACTTGACAGAATATTAATAACTGATAAATTACTTATAGAAGAAATTATCTTAGGAAAAATTAAAGAACTCAGCTTGGCTTACACTAGGAAACTAGATGAAACTCCTGGAGTTTTTGATGGCATACCTTATATAGGTATACAAAGAGATATTTCTTATAATCATTTAGCGGTCGTTAGCAGAGCCCGGTGTGGGGCACGTTGTTCAATTGTTAAAGATGGGGAGACCATGGTAGAAGGTAAAAAAGATTCGTGTACTTGTGGGGCAAGCAAAAAGGAGGATTCTTCGGATCTCTCCCAAAGCGTTATTGAAAAACTAAAATCTCTTGAAACAAGGCTTGATGCACTCAATTCGAGTAATCAAACGACTCTTCATGATCGCTTAGAAAAACTTACGGCTGTTTTAGAAAAAAATATCAAAGCAGACAAAAAAGATGAAGACGAAGAAGGGATGAAGAAGAAAAAGAAATCTGAAGAAGAAGAAGAGGGCGAAGAAAAAGAAGATGAGGATGATGAAGACGAAGAAGAAGAAATGAAAAAGAAGAAAGACAAAGGGAAAAAAGACTCTCGGGGGTTTAATTTTTCTTTTAAAGAGGATAGCTCTAGTGTTGAAGTATTCAACCCGAATTTGTATTTTCATCAATTAGTAACTAAAGGAGGAAGAAGTTAAGCCATGGGGTATATTCCAAATATTAATCCAACTCGTTATTTGCCAGGGATGGTTACTTCTACCAATCCTGTCATTTCAAAAACTGGGACATGTCAGACAACATCCATTCTTCGTTTTGGGTATGCCGCTGCTTTGAGTACCAGTAATCCGTCTACTTCAACTCCTTCAGGGCCTGTGATTGTTCCAATTAATGGCCTGGAAGCTCAGACTTATGGGGTTTTAAGGCTTACTCAGAGATTTAGTAGAATCTCTTATGATTCTTTAGGGAATATGACCATTTATGAAGGTTCGGGATTACCTAATGGTGAAACTGGCTCTTTAATCCTGGGGGGGGAAGTAGCCGTTTTCTCTGAAACTTGGGCAACTCCAGGTCAACCTGTTTTTATGAGATACACAGGAATAACACCAACCAAACTACTGGGAGCCTTTAGAAATGATTCAGATGGGTTGAGTTGTGTGCTCACCCCTTGGAGATTTACAAATTCCACTGAAGCCGGTGGCCTTGTAACAATTCTTGTAACAACTCCGTCTTTTACTTTTACTGCGTAAAAAATAAATTTTAATTGGAAGGCCTATTATGCGATTTGAAAATAAGTTAGGAAAATTTAAATCTTTTCTAGCCTCTACTGATAAGAGATTTCAACCTATTTTTCAGGGACGGAAAGATAGTAACCCCATGGCTCTTCCAAATTGTCATGGATTGTTATCTGATAAAATTTTATCAATTGTCGAGGATCGATGGGGTCAAAAGTCAACAGTAAACCAAAGAATTGACTCTGAATATACTTTACAACTTTACAATCAATCAGTGGATATAGATAAAAGAATTATTCGGCAGCTGGTTGAAAAAAGCATGTTGCGTAGTAGTTTTTTAAATTACCCCAACGAAAGAATCTTTCATGAGTTTACTGGGGTTGATCGGTCAAAAATGACCTATATGGTCCCTTTGGTAGGTAGCACCGGGTCTACAGCAAACTTAACGCCTGGTGATGAGTCCCTGTCCCCCCGGGGCAATATGGACTATCCTACGGATTCCTCCATGGAATATGTTCAAGTTTATACTTCCGAAATTCATAGGCAAATTAAAAACTTTGCTCAGACTTTTCGAGTTTCTATTAATGAGTTGGACATCGCAGCCGCATCAAATATCCCTATCCAAGACATAGGAATTAGTACAGTTGCTCGTAACCTAGGGATGCAGGAACAACACTTTGCGTTCAATGAGAATCTCCCAGGACGACCAGCCTACACACAAGGTCTTTTTCACCAAAACCTTAAGACGATTGCTTGGCAAGGTCCGGGGCTTTTAACCCCTGGGGCGAAGGGAGCAGATATACAAGCAGAATTTAACAGAATTCGAGCTGTTTTAAGGGGCGCATGGAAAGGTATTTATCAAAATGAACCCCTTTGTTTCTTGACGTCAATTGATAACGCTTATGGTCTCCAAAGGCCTTTTAGTGATCTTCAATCACAACCGGTCTGGGACACCTTAACTAATACATACCAATTTAGGATTGGAGGCATCTCCTCAATTAGCGATCCATCAATTGGGTATATGTATATCAATGATCCTGAAGTCGTAGAACTATCGACAGCAGGGGCGCCATTTGCTGCACCTTCTGGATGGACAGTAAGTACTCTTTCTTATGAGTTCCCTTACTTACTTTTCACGGCAGGGATTACTGTTAAACGACCAGAATTTTTTTATAAAATTACTGGATTAAACGGTACCCCTCCTTAATCCTTATGCTACGGAAAGGTTTATAATCTCAAATGACAGTCCCTACCGTAGCACAAGCAATTGAGTTCTTTCAAAGCGACCGTTTATTATCTGACATACCCGTTGATAGGATCCAATACTGGATCACCGATATCTCAGATAAGGGTATAGTGAATGAGTCATTCTTTGGCAAGTTTTATTTTAACGGGTTTATGAATTTACTCGGTCATTTTATGCTTGTTTATGAAACCCAGGTTGTCTCATACAGGGGAGGCGTGACAGCAGAATCGACATCACAAGTCTCAAGAAGCTTCAAAACTTACACAGGTACAAACCCAGCCGAAGAAGAACTATATCTGACAAAGTATGGCCAGATCTTCTCCTCTATTGTTTCTCGGCTAGCTGTCTGTAAAGGTGGTCTTGTCTGTGGTGGTGCAGGGTATGTTTGACCTTGAAGAGAAGCTCAGAGATATCTCAAATCTTGCCAACAAGACTCTCACAATAGGTATTCAAGGGGGAAAAGGAGAGCAGAAAAAGCTTGTTCGTACGATCAGCCAGTCTGCTCAACTCCCAAAGCTCCCTAAATCTGAAAATACCAATGAGAAGAAACCTAAACGATCCAGATTCAAACTTAATGACAATTTAACTGTTGAAGAGGTCGCACTCTATCAAGAGGAAGGTACGAAGACTAAATTAGGGACTCCCGCTATTCCATCTCGATCTTTCATAAAAGCTACTTTTGATCAGAACAAAGAAATGATCCGGAAAACTTTTATGAGTAGCATCTTAAAGAGTCCAACCCAAAGTTTGGAATTAGTGGGTGCGTATGTTGTCGGGTTAATTCAATCAAGGATTGCATCTGGTATCCCCCCAGCTTTGAATCCAAAGACAATAAAAAGGAAAGGGTCGAGTAAGCCGTTGATCGACACGGGTCAGCTTAGGAATAGTATTACTTTCAAAATTGGAGATAAGGCTTAAACATGATAAGTCCTGATGATCTCCAATGGGTAAATATTGTAAAGTTTAATGGGTCATTGAGTTATAATGCCCAAGGATTTGCCGAGCTGCCACCTTATGAAATCAAACGTATTTTAGCGTCAATGCAACCCCTCACCAGTGGGGGTATTAAATTTTTACCAGAAGGAACTCACTATGCTGATTATCTACAAGTTTTTACAGACTACCCGATCACAGCTGACACAACGACTTCATCAATTGGTAATTATTTTATCTGGACTAATCAAGTCTATAAAGTCATTTCCTCTCAAAGTTATCAGCATTTCACAGCGTATACGACAAACCATGTTCAAAACACGATTGTAAAAGACAATAGATTAACTTGGGATGGGGCATTTTTGAATCTACCCATACCCGAGATTGATAGTATGTATGCTCCATTGTTCCAGTTGGTGGAGATGGTATCTTCTTGTTTTGTTGAATCCCCTATCCCAGTTCTTTGGTCCTCCCAACAAGAGCTTCAACCTAGCTTTCCTTATTGTGCGATCACGATTGAATCAGTGACAAATATTGATAATACCCCGTATGTAAATTTAGATACTGAGTACCTATCAAGAAGCATGACAAAAGAGCTAAGAGTAATTTTTAGCTTCTATTCTTTAGATCAGGTTCAATTGTTAGATCTGGTAGAAAGATTTACTCTCAGGAGGTCAAATTATGACTTAGATAGTCGTGTTTTCTCCTTTTTGGGGCTGGATTTTTCAGAAAAAATAGTGGATAAAGTAGTATACGAGGATCGAACAATCTTTTATATGGCAGTCCCAGTTCGATTTAGTTGGATTGTAGAGGAGAAAATCAGCTCATCTGATCCGAGCATAGGAGTGATCGAGACTATTAAAT